GGCTAATTACAGCGTCACGAACTTTGTTAAAGTCCTTGTGCTGCTTCTTACTCCAATCCTTACCATACAGTTCAACAATAAAAGGACGAAGCTCTTTTGCATCGTGGTGATAGTAGTAAAAGAACTTAGCATCACGCCAACGTGCAACGTGTTGCTCGGGAGTGAGCTTGTCCATGTCGTGCCATTCTGGCAGCGGACCAGTAGCTTTGAGCTCTGCTTCACTGTAACGAGCCTTAAGGCGCTTAGTAGCCTTAACTGCAATCTTGTCCGTTTTTGTAACTTTGGCAGCTTTAGCCATCAATTTTTCCCTTATGCTTTACCTTACGGTTATAGCTCTTTTTGGACTTTACAACTTGTTTGCGGAACTTGGGCATCCACAACATTTTGGCAACATGATTACGCATTTGAACGCCCCCTTTCCTGTGTTATGCTTTAATTTAGCATAAAACAGAGGAGTGTCAACCAGTATTTTTATTGTATAATTTCAAAGATTTAGGGATTAAGTGCGAATATGTTAATAAAAACATGGACTTAGCACTATCGTTCCAAAAGTCAATATGAACCACATCGTCATAATAAGGACGTCTATATGTCCATCCTTTTTCACGCTTTAAAACATTAGATAACGTGGCCCGTAAACCCTCATCATCTCTTATTTGTACTATCACTTTTTGGTACTCTTCTAATAAGAGTTTTATAGGCGTGAGCGAAGTTTTTTCACCAGGTTTCATAGTTTCATACTACTATACGAATCATGTGTGTCAACCTATAAATATAACAGCAAAAGGAATATAGCAGTGCCAAGATTAAGCTTATGGAAAGAAGGAGCGCATACTAACGATTATCGCTTCTTTGATGGTCGTATACGTGAAATGTTTACTGTTGGCGGTACTACTATTAATATACACAAGTATATTGGACCAAAAGAATCAGCAACTTCAGGCACCGACGCAACAAAGCCAAATTATAATGTTTGGAACGAGTTAACTATTGAAGACTTGTTATGGGGCGAAAATACTAACCGTAATTACGATGACGATGTTTATCCTCTTCGTGGAATTTATACCTTAAGCGATATTGATTTTGATTTGAGTCAGTTTGGTTTATTCCTGCAAAACGACACACTGTTTATAACATTTCATTTAAATGATATGATTGAACAGCTTGGTCGCAAAATTATGTCAGGAGACGTTTTAGAAATCGTACACCAAAGAGACTATAACCCATTAGATTTGTCTAATCCAATGTATCTTAGAAAGTTTTATGTAGTTCAAGATGCAGCAAGAGCGAGCGAAGGTTACAGTCCAACTTGGTTTCCGCACTTATGGCGTGTTAAAGCAACACCAATGCCAGCTGGTCAAGAGTATGAAGATATTCTTAATCCTGACACAGACGGTGATGGCATTGGTGATAGTCCAGGCGGCGGCAATAATGCAACATACAATAAAGAAATTGAAATTAATGATGCTATTGTTCAACAAGCATTAAACGAAGTTCCAAAAGCAGGATACGATACAGACAAATACTACACTGTTCCAACTAATCCAGACGGCACTTCAAGAGGTGATTGGTTTGTTACTGCTGATGCTGTAAATGTATTTGCTGATAGTACTAATTACACAGTTGACTTTGAAGCTATATCTCCAACTAAGAGTGGATATAGCGGTTGGTTGTTAGGTGACGGTCTTGCACCAAACGGTCATAATGTTACTGCTTCAACAATATTTCCTGATAATCCTTTCGAAGGACAATTTGTATTGCGTACAGATTATTTCCCAAATCGCTTGTTTAGATTTAATGGTCGCAAGTGGATTAAAGTTGAGGACAATGTTCGCACTTCACAACTACCAGATATTTCTAAAAATCAAAAGAGTTCGTTCGTTAACAACACCGCAAGCACAACGCTTAGTGACGGCACTGTTTTAGAACAACGTCAAACACTAAGTCAAGCATTAGCACCAAAGGCAGATAATTAATGTCATTATTTTTTTACGATAAGCAGGTAAGACGTTGGATACAGCAGATCATTGCTGTGTTTAGTCACTTTGAAGTTCAAATAGGAGTTGATCCAACTGGTTCGCCAACTTATCGACGTGTGCCAGTTCGTTACGGCGATATTAGTCGCATGGCTGCTGCAATTATTAAAGAGAACAGCGAAAATAAAATGAACACTGTTCCTATTATGACTGTTAGCATTACTAGTTTAAAGTACGATAAAGATCGTATACAAAACCCTACACACGTAGACAAGATGCATATACGTGAACGTAAGTATAACGAAGAAACAAACACATATAGTATCTATCAAGGCAACGCTGTAACTGTTGAACGTATTATGCCTGTACCTTATGAAATGACTTTTAACTTAGACATATGGACTAGCAACACTGAACAAAAGTTACAATTACTTGAACAAATACTTCCACTGTTTAATCCTGACCTTGAACTACAATCAACTGACAACTTTGTTGATTGGACAAGCTTAAGTCATATTATTTTAGATGACATTACATGGACCGGTCGAACAATTCCGCAAGGTACAGAAGATACTATTGATGTTGCTACACTAACATTTAAATTACCTATGTGGATGAGTTTACCAGCTAAAGTTAAAAAGCTTGGTGTAATTCAAACTATTGTTGCAAGTTTGTATGATGCAAATGGTGATGTTAATGAAGACGTAATAAGCACTGCTAACTTATTACAAAACAGAATGTATATTACACCAACTGGATATAACTTATTATTGTTAAATGGGCAGGCAACGTTAACACCTGCTATGGGTCCTTTAAATCGTACATCGGATCCAGAGTCGAATCCAAATGCACCTATTGAGTGGCAACCTCTAGTTAACTTATATGGGCAACTGATTAACGGCACTAGTCAACTTAGACTACGCAAAGATAATCCAGATACAATAAGTGAAATAGTTGGTACAGTTGCATATCATCCAGGAGATCCTGCTACATTATTGTTTAGTGTAGATATTGATACTATACCATCAAATAGTTTACCGCCAGTTGATGCTATTATTGATCCTCAAAGATCAGCACCAAATATTGGATTACCTGCGCCTGTATTAGGTCAACGTTATCTAATTTTAACTAGTATTAATGAAGGCAAAGATGCAACTTACGATGGTGCCGATGGCTGGAAGTCAAACACAGGAGAAGATTTAGTCGCTGGTGCAAATGATATTATAACTTATAACGGTACTGGATGGGAAGTGTCGTGGGATTCTTCAGGTATAACAAAAATAGAATATGTTACTAATTTAAAAACAGGCATACAATATAAATGGGCAAACGGCAAATGGCAAAAGAGTTATGAAGGTTCTTATCCTGCAGGACAATGGAGTTTAGTTCTGTAATATATAGTATATTATGTCTAAAAAGAATCATAAAGTAATCAAAGCAGCAGGAGCTTTGTTTTTATCCCGTTCCACTAATCGTTATTTGTTTTTATTAAGAGACGACGACACTTATTCTAATACATGGGGATTAGTTGGGGGAAGAGTAGAAAACGATGAGCAAATAATTGATTGCTTGCATCGAGAAATTGTTGAAGAGATTGGTAAAATAGAAAGTATTATAAAAATAATACCATTAGATCTTTACACTAGCCAAGACGAAAAATTTGAATACCATACGTTTGCTTGTATTGTTGAAAATGAATTTATACCTAAATTAAATTACGAACACAAAGGATATTGCTGGACAACACTAGATGGTATTCCAAAACCAATACATCCTGCATTGTATAATTCAATACAGTTAGAAGAACTAAAAAATAAATTAAAAAGTTTAAATGAAATTATATGTCGGCTAGACTAACAAAAGATTTTTGATCAATTATTTTATAATTTGGATATTTTAATAATTGTCGTGCGTTAGGTGGACTTGCATTTAATCTATAAAATTGTGTAGCAGGATAAGCTGCAATTACTCTACCAAGATCTTCTTGCCACTTACTATCATTCATTTCTTCATCTAGCACTGGATAAAATTGTTGATTTGTATAAATGTGATTTGTTTTATTTTCTGGACAACCATCAAACCCAACTAAGAATACTTTATTTGCACCGTGATAACATGCAAGCATTGCGGCAGTTGATCCGGCATCTATATTGTGGTTTATTGGAATTAAATTCATTTCAAAATTTAATCTTAAAATTTCAGGGCGAGTGTAAGTTACACTATGCAACTCTTTAGGCACTTTACTAGCAATTAATTTATTAGTAATAATTAAAAAGTCTGGGTTAAAATCAGTATATGCTAAATTGCATCCATAAAGAACATTATAGTAATTAATTATTTTTTTACTATTGCTGCGTACAATTTTTTCAATTAAATCATTTGATCTAGAGATTCCGTTGCCAAAAACAATCGCGCTTGAGCTAGGCCTATAAAAATTAATTTTGTTTTTAATGTAATCTCTTTTAACTTCATCACCAACACTCCAATTTACCCACTCACCCTCGTAACTATTTGCTGTTATTGGGGTTAAAGGTTTTGGTGGTATTATTGGAACAAGTGTTTTAACAATGTTATCTGATACAAATGGCATTTGATTATTTTATAATCGTCCTACTAAAATATCAATAATTGTTTTAGATGAATTATCTTCTAATGCTTTACCTACAACTTTGCCTGTTAAATCAGTAGTTGATATTGTTGCCGAAGTAGCTATACCTGCATTGTTACTTACTACTAGTAAGTCTCCTTTTTTAACATTACCTTCAACTTTACACGGAACGCGGCCAAGGTAAGCAACTGCAACTACATTTTCACCTTCAAGACCATCATTCATTATGAATCCTGGATTTTCGCTTACTGTTCCAACAACTGCTCTTGAATCTTTTGTTGCCGCAGTAACTTCAGCATTGCCACCAATCATTAATACAGTTCCAACATCATATTGAGTGTCAGCTACGAATTTTTCTGCCAAGTCAGCATATTGTGCCCTTGACGCTAATGCAAATACGTTTGCAAACCATAATGAACTTGATCCTAATGTTCGAACGTTAGTTGCGTTCGGTACTATGTTATCATTGAGTATAATAACGCCCGTTCCGTTTGCATCTAAAACTATGTTAGAGTTAGTAGTAGTTGACGAAATCGTGTTACCATCAATACGTATGTTGTCAACATCTAAAATGCCAGTAATAGTTAAATCACCAGTGCTTGGTAGCCAAGTCATTTTAGTTGTAGTAATATAAGCGGCTTGTGTTCCAGTGCCGCCAACGAATACTGGATATTCAGTGCTTGCACCTGCTGTATCATCTGTAATTGTTAATGATGTAGAAACAGACCCAGTAAATCCAGTTGTGCCAACAGATCCAGTAAAACCACGTGAACCGGTATAACCGATTACAGTGCTTGCGCTACCAGTAAAGCCAGTATCACCTCTTGAACCAGTAAATCCAATTGATCCAGTAAAACCTTGAACTGTACTTGCGCTACCAGTATATCCTCTATCCCCTTGGCTACCAGTAAAACCACGTGAACCGGTAAATCCAATTTGTGTACTTGCTGATCCAGTAAAGCCAGTTAGGCCAACTGAACCGGTATAACCTATTTGTGTACTTGCTGATCCAGTAAATCCAGTAGTTCCAACTGAACCTGTAAAACCAGTCAAGCCAATACTACCAGTAAAGCCTGCTTGTGTTGATGCGCTTCCAGTAAATCCAGTAGCT